GTCTGTGTTGCTGAGTCTTTATCGAATGCTAGTGGTACGTGAAATAGTAAGATAAGTTCATCTAATACTTCGATACCTTCTTGGCCTGTAAAGACTCTTTGATATTTATTACTGTTCAAACATTTCTCCTAGCTGTTCAGGTGTAAGATTCTTTGCTTGATCCTTAGCTATATCTAAGCCTGTCTGACCAACTTGTGACATAAGAGCTTGCTGCTGCTGTTGCTCTTGCATAGCCTGTTGTTGTTCTTGTTTGGCTTGTCTAAGTTCTGCTATCTCTTCATCTGTTCTAATTGCTTCTACAGGTACGGATAATGCATCTGCCATAACTTGTACCATTGCATCTAGGTTTAGGTTATCCATCACTGTCTGATCAATCTGAGCCATTTGAGATACGTTCAGCATTAAGTTTTGAATCGCTGTTACCCATTCTAGTTTTTGAGATGCAGCCATAGGATTGATGAAGTTAAAACTGATACGTGAAGCTTGCATAAGCTCTTCAGGCGCAGAAGGAAGTACGCCAGATCTCATTGCTAATCCCCAAGTACGTTCTAGTAATACTTGTAAGTATTCTGATTGCATACGAGAGAAGATTGAGCCTAATTGGTTTCGATAGACCTGTACTCTTGCTTGTACTTCTGTTGCTGTAAGTGGTTGCGCTCGATTGTCACTGAGTGCATCTGACATCAAAGTACGTTTAATCTTCGCTACTGAATTGGCTGCGATAATTGCATTAGGTCGAATACGAAGTGTATTAGGATTTACTACACCGTCGTGTTGACTGATCCACAAACCACCCAAATTAAGTTCGGCTGTCTGTAAAGAGAGCTTCATAATCTGATTAGCTGTCTTAGCATCACTGATGACCATAGATCCCATACCAAGACCATAATGACTATCAGGTATCTTCTTAAACCTACTTACAACACATGGGAACTCTTCAAAACCTGATTCTTTTAAGATGTGCTTTGAGTTCGATTCAATTGTGTATGAAGCAATAGGCATTGTTTTTGAAACACGTTTACCTTCTTCACCTTTAACCAGCTTACTGTCTCTAGGGAAGATGGCTTGAACAAGTGTAAATTTCTGATCAGGTTTCTTTTCTAATGCTGTTTTAACTTTGTCTGATACGTTGTCTATGTGTCGATTAATCCATTTGCTTGTGTTGAGCTGACATAACAATTGCCAATAGACCAGGTATTGAAAGTAAAGCCACCTTTGTCTCGATTGGTATCTGCATATAATACTGCCCATCCTGCGACTACTAAGTCTGTAAGAAAGTCTGTTACTTCACTATCAAAATTAGATGCATGAATATTTCTGAAAAGGAATTGATCTACAGCACTTAACCATTGTTCTCCTTCAGTCAGTTCTGAAGGTGTATCTACACCGCTTGGAACTGATTTAAACCAAATACTAACAGGGCTAGTAGTACCACTAACAATAGAGCTAACAAGTAGTTGTATTCCTTCTACTGCTGTAGTATCAAACAGCTCTGTTCTCGCTTGTTTTCGTTCTGTTTCTAAAGCTATTGCTGATACATCTGTAAAGCTTTGCTGACGTTCAGGAGCGCAATATTTATAACAATCTTTCCAATGGGCTTCGTGTTTAATTCGATCTGATTTCAATTGACTTAGGCGTTTGAGTATTTGTTGTGCCTTCATCTCGTTATTAAGTACCTGTTTTGGTTTTAGGTGCTACAGAAGAAAGGGCTGTTTCTGTCAAACTGCCTAATGCTGTGCTTTGTTTATTTTTACGTCTTACTGCTGAGTTCTCATTTGCTTCTTTCTGTGCAAGCTCTTTGGCTTTTCTTTCGATTTCGGCAGGATCTTCTTGTTTGACGACTTTGGGTTTACTTGCCATAGCTGTGTTAATACCTCTATTATTATTTATATTTGTTGTTGGGCGTTCCTAAAGGTCGAGCCTGTTGTCCTTCGGATCAAGCCAAACGGTGAAGCTGTTCGTCTTGAGCAAAGCCAACGTCTCTAACGCTGTCTAGGTACGACTTATCGTTCTCTTTATTTATGATGTTCTTGTGGTATCGAATTGATAAAAAGCGTATGCGATCACTACACCTCTCACAAAATGCGTGTGCGTGTACGTGCGTACATAGGTATATAGAAGGGAAGTGATAGTGATTAAAAAATGTTGTTGGTTTCAGATCTAATTAAGCTGTATCAAACTCAGTAAGCTATGCAGTCTTTTCTTTAGTTCTAGTTATTGTTGTACTGTAGTTCTGAATCTGTCTTACTTGAATAGATGTCTCTTTTTTTGAAAGGAAGTAGTATGTCTGTTTGAATACAGATCTTATTTAGAGTTATTGATAGAGCTATTAAAAAGAATAAGCCATAATAGAAAGAGAAAAACTAGAATTGCTTAAAAAGGGGGAAGTGTCTGATAGCCTACCGAGATAAGCTATAAGTAAAGGATGAAATAAAGGATATATAAATGACTGACCTAGTTTAGTTGTTATTCTTATTCAGCCTAAGTCGTTCTAAATAAGTAATGAGACTATATCAGAATTATTTATATTTGTCAAGAGCTAAATACTATATGTTGTGTTTTTTACTAATTTATACCACTATATATTGTGTTTTATAGGTTGGCTTGAGCTGTAGGGCAGGTTATAAGAGCAAATAGGGTTGTCTTAATTTTCATTGTATAAGTTGTTGTAAAGATTCAGATAGTTCAGTATAGCATTCTGTTCCTGAACCATTAAATCCTATCTTTGGCTTATAGTGGTATTCATTCATTTCTGTTTTGAATTGTACTTCCATGTCATAGACGGCTTCTGCTGTTCCAGGTAGTTCTAGCAGGATCTCCCATTCATATGGCATACTTTTCACGCTGCCATATCGAGTCAGTATGTTGTTGACTGTTATACCAAGTTTATAGAACGTCTCTTCTTTATCCCAACATCTAATTAAGTAGAAGATAGGTTGGCCACCATTTAAGGTAGCTTGGTCTAGGAAGGATTGTCGTTTGCATCCTTTAATTTTCATTATTATTATTCTTAGATAGTTGTTTTAATATTTGTTGTTGGAGAGGGGAGTACTATGACTGAAGATGAAGAGCTTCTTATATTGGCTGAACAAGCTCAACATGAAGAAACAATACCTGTAACGATTGAAGAGTTAAAAGCAGAAGTTCAGAAAAAGTTAAATAATATTGAGACAAAATAATAGCCCCCAAATTGAGAGCTATTTCATTTAAGCAAGATGTTCACGGACAAGTTGAGGATCAAGGATAAACAGTTTTATCAGTGATTGTGCTGCACCTGAAGGTCTTCTTTTACCCTGTTCCCAAGACTCTAAAGTACGTTTAGAAATGCCTAAGATTTTGGCAAATTGATCTTGAGTGAGTTCTGACTTTCTTCGTGCAAGTAAAACAGATGTTTCAGTAATCACAGTTCTTTTTGCTGCATTATCTGCAAGCATGTCATCAATACCTTGCAAAATTTCAGCTTCAATATCTCTCGTTGCTTCAAAAGCTTCGAGTTCTTTGTCAGTCATTAAACGAGTCATTGAGTTTCTCCACTAATGCTTGCAGGGTTTTCTTACTTAACTGCACAGTTTGTTTTTTACTGTACAGGGTTAATAACCAGATCTGACCATTGGCTAAACGATTAAAGTAGATGACTCTCACTCCTCCACTTTTACCACGACCACCGCTAGTCCAGCGTATCTTACGAATACCACCTGAATTAGGTTCTACATCTCCTGCATCAGGGTTAAGAGCTAAGAATGTTTTAAACTCTTCGTATTCTTCCTGAGTCCAGTAAACAAGACAGTATTTGGTAAATAATGGGGTTTCACATATGGTATACATAGATTGAATTTATACTACCTTGTCGTAGTTAATTATATACGACTTTGTAGTAGTTTCAAGTATTATTTTGGTTCTGTCACAGGCTTTTCAGCTTTCTTAGTACGTGGTTTAGATAGTTTATTAGCTCTATTATTAGATGTTATTTTATTCTAAAGCATTAGAAATACCAGTCTCATGGGTAGTAATAGAAAACAGATCAGGGGATTTGTAATAGTCCTCAAATAAGCTAATAGGGATAGTAGGTGAGTTGAAGATCAGCTTTAGCTTTGTGGTATCTGTAAATTCTGGAATGATGTCGTGATATGTGACGAATACAAGCTTCTCAGCTTGATAAATTTTATATACTGAATACATGTTTAGTTCTCTTTTTCTTTTAAATTATTGTTATTTCTATTGGTAGTTAAATATAACTATTTGTTATATAAAACAGATACATATATAACATATTTTTTTATTTTTGTCAATCTCTATAACTTTTAGTAATAAGAATACCTATTCTACATAGGCTATTTTATAGATCCCTATATAATTTCATATTCTATCTAACTTTTCTTTTTCTTCAGCCTTCGGCTGCAAATGGTTTTTGGTATTTCAATACAAAGCAGTCAGTTCAAGATATGAGTACTTCGTACTCATATCTTGATTATCTGACTGTTAATGAAAGCTGATATACGACTGATAAGGAGTATAGAAGGTTGAGTGTTACATACCATAAATATTATCTATTTATTTAAACAGTCTTTACTAAGAGCTGAAAGCTTCAACTGACGTTGAACCTTCCATCTCTCTTTACTTTTTATTATTTATAAACAAAATCAAA